CCCGTCTAGGTGGCTTTTAGCGTTGGCAACTTGCTCTTTTAACGCTATTTTTTTCTTTCTTATATCTCTATCTTCGTCTACATCTTCGTCGAAAGAGAAGTTGTCTTCCATAAGGAAGTTAATTTCTTCTGTGTCTAAATGAGGTTTTGTTTGAGTATAATATTCCTTCAACAAAGCTTCATCATTTAAAGTACTATAATCTTGATTAAGTTTAACATAGTCACTTAAATCTCCACCGGTGTCTTGCATAAAGTCCATTAACTTTTGAATATTCTCAGGTAGTGGATCTCCAGTTTCTATTGACTCCTTAATAGCTTCTTCTGCCTCTATAGCTATTTCTTCAACCTGCTCAACTTGCTCTTCAGTAATTTCTTCTAATACTGAGGTTTCTTGTGCTTGAACTTCCGGTTGTACTTCTTCTTGTTCTTGTGTGGGCTCGGCATCTTCAGTGCTTGCAGCCACTCCGCTGTCGTCAGCGTTATCTTCTTTAATTTCATCTTGTTTTGGTGTTGGGGGTTTACTTAAATCTATCTTAATAATGTCATCGTTCCCAGCAGATTCAAATTTTGATTCATCAACTGTAGCCACGTTTTCATCACCTGGATCTTGTTGGTTTAATTCTTGTGTAGTTTCTTTAACTACTTCTTCTAATTTTTCTTCCATAATATAATATAATAATAATTAATAAATTATTTAGGATCAAACGATCCTAAATCGAAACCACCTCCTAAGATATCATTACCTGCTGACTCAAAGTTTTTAGGTGGTTTTTGGTTATTTCTTTGGTCTATAAGTTCACTTTGCTGTGAGGCTTGTATTTTTGTTCTTTCGTCTTTACGGTCTTCTTTTTCGGTTTCTCTATTTTTTATACCATCAACCTCAATACCTTTTAATTGCATGTTGTATTGAAACTCTAATCCCATTAGTTCTTTTTTCATCTCAACCTCTTGTTGCATTTTTTGAGATTCTAATTGAGATTTCATTTGCTCTAGCTGCGCTTGTCCTTGCGTTAAAGCTTGGTTTTTTTGAACCTCAGCCTGAGCCGCTGTTTGAGCAGATTGTTGATTTATCTTGCCTTGCATTTGCATATTACGCTCTTGTAAAGCTTGATCTTTATCTGCTTTCTTTTTTCTACGTATTTTAAGCAATTGATTAGCTAACTTTACGTTCTTTATATCTCTAAGATCAATAGCGTCTTCCAAGTCTATGCTTTGTTGTTGAAGGGCCATTTGTATGTTGTTTTCAAGAACTGCTTTTTCTTCTTCATCTGGCATTAATTCTATAAATATACCAAAATCATAAAGATGTAACTCTGACATTTCTTCTAAAGTCGCAACATTGTGAGCACCAATAGCCTGAACAAAAGCATCTGCCGTTGGTGAATATTCTAATATATCAGATATTCTAAGAGACAAACATTCAGCTACTTCAGACGTTAAGAATAATCCAGACTGTAATATATGTCTTGTAGCCGTGTTAGAATTAGCTGCAGCAAGTTTTTGAATACCAACTAATGCATTTTTATCTGGCATACTACCGTCTCTAGCCTCATTAAGCCCCGTCACATCTCTTATCATTTGCAGATAGTAGTTGTACGTGCCGATTAAGGCTTGCATTTTATTACCACCAGATCCAGAGGTTATTTCTTGTATAGGTACTTTACCTGGGTTTTGATCACCTTCAGAAGTAAAGCTTCTGCCAATTACAGAACCTGTTTGGAAATACATATTTAAAGCCTCCTGCGGATTATAGTTTGTTCCGTTACCTAAATCAATCTCAGCTAAACCATCGGCATCAAGATAAACACCATCGGGCACTAACCTAGACATAACTTGCTGTAGTTTTAAGTGAGTCAATTGAATCATATCTGCAAAGCCAGTTATTCTTTTTACAAGCGAATCAATTCTTCCATTATACATTCTAGGAGCTACAATAGCATAGTTCATCTTAACCTTAGTGTAATCACTTTTAGGCCTCATCATGTTTTTAGACATTTCCCACTTAAGCAGCTTTTTAGTGCCAAGAATCATAGCTCCTTCGTAAAGACATTCTATAGACCTTAGCATTCTACCATAACCACCTTCTTTGTCTTCTGGCGGGTTATACTGATCGTCTCTCGGTATAATCTTGTCTCCACCCGTAGCCGTTTCTTTAACTTTATAAACCTCGTTCATGTAGGTTTTGTAGTTGAAGTATATAACTTGAATTGTGTTATTATCTTCTTTGTCGTAAGAGTGCCTTGAGTTTTGGCTAGACCTGTTGTTAGACTTGTTTTTCATTATGTCTTCAAGATCCTCCGCTAATAGGTGAGGAAATTGCTTTGCCAACTCGTTAACGGGAATAGTTTTCACTTCACCAACGTAATATATATCTTCAAAATAAGGTGAGTCGGTATAAGAGTATACCAAGTTGGCTGGATCTACGTAATCAACCGTAGCGCCTTCAGAAGTGTTAAACGAGTTTTTAACAGCACCAATACCCAATACTGTTAAATCGTGATAAACACGTTTTTTAATTAATTCGTAATTGCTACCTTCAAACAAAACATTTAAAGCTTGTTCTTCAGCAATCTCTACAGCCTGCTTGTAATTAAGCTGCATGTGCAATTCTAACTCCTCTACGGAGTCAGGTAGCGTTTCTACTTCGTTTTCAGCTACTGATATACCAAAATTTTCTTTTGAAAAAGCGTTTAGTTCTTTTGTTCTCATGTCAGCCAGCAAAGAATCCATGTAGGTGGTTCTTTTGCTCATGCCAAATGGATCTTGTGAGTAAGCTTTTATATCATAAGTTCTTTCGGCTATACCATTGACCACTATATCTACAAACTTAGAGATAATTGGCACTGGCTTCCAATCTAAATTAAGATAGGACAAATCACCATTAATAGATAACTCATCCTTATACTTTTGAACAGACTGCTCGCCTCTAGCATACAGCCTTAAATTATGAAAATCATTGTGGTTAGATTTGTACCTGCCAGAACCACTATCGTTATTAAACCATTCTTGCTCTATAGCTTTACCTACTTTTAACCCATACTCATAACTTAACTTCTCAGCATCGCTGACCGTTTGACTTGGGAAATAATTTTTAATGCCAGACTCTGCCATGTTTATTACTTGATTATTTGTGAATTATTACCAGTATTTGTGTATCTGGAAACTTTTATATTTAGTTGAGGTTTTTTAATCTCAGCGTTAGGCCTATATAGATGTCTGTTATTAGCCATTATAGCTAACCCAGAGCTTATAGACGCATCGTGCTTTGTTCTTTTATTAATATCAAACTTTGTCCAGTCATTTAATAGCTCATTAAAATAACAGTCTCCGTGAGTTCCATCTTGCTTAATGCCTATGTGATCTTGAATGTACATTTCAATTGCAGCGGCGTGCGCTTGCTTTATATCTTCGCTTGAATTGGGTATTCCACCAACTTCTTTTTCTGCCACAGATAGCTTATTCCATATCTTATCGGGCCTATTCATACTGAACCCTCTATATCCTCTTCGCCTTAAGTAGTACAAAAGACGTGGTTTATTGTTCTCTGCTAATATTGGCATCCCGTAAAAAACTAAAGCCATTAGAACATCTTCAAAGAACATCTCCGCTGTTGGTGGTCTTGACAGGTATTCTAAAAAAAAACTATTAGCCGGGGCATCTTCCATGCTAAACCTAGTTAAGCCGTGTAAAGCTCCTTTTGATCCTACTCCATCTACAGTCCCTGATATATCGTAGCTATCACAACCAAAAGCTCCCATGTGCTCGTTGCCCGGGTATTTTATACCGTTCTTAAGTACAACATTATTTTGAATTTGTTGAGGTGGTGTCCAACTTAATTTAAACCTACCTTTTGGATCTGGATTAAATGTTACCTGAGTATCCTTAACTCCATTGGCCCATTGAAAATTACCTTGAGTAACTCCTAAAGTATTTTTCATTTCCTCATTATAGTCTATTTGCTCGTATAGTTTAACCAAGTTAAATATACTTCCTTTGGTTTCATCCCTGAAAGCGTGTTCTGTTGTTCTTGGAAACTGGCGGTAAAATTCGTTTAATCCATCTGAATCATCTTTTAAACCATCTACTTCATTTTGCCAGTTATCTATTACGCCTACATCTATTAGTTCACCATCTGGTGCGAGTCTATCGACATCAGGAGTAGTGAAAACTGGAACTCCGTACTCGTCAATAAATCCTTCATAGTTCCATTCCATTGGGATAAACAAAGAGTATAAACCAGACTTTGTCTG